GATGCCTTGCAGCATTTACCGTCAAGATCAGCCCTTAAGCTACCCCTTAACCCCCCTCTTGATCTACAACTTAGCTCACCCCTTTTAAGCATTTCAATATCCCTTCTAGGCACAGGGCCAAAGCCTGGGTTTGGGCGTTCAGGGTAGTTTTCTTGAAACTGCTCCCTGTGTTTTTTGAATGTTTCGCTTAACCTTGCTTGAAGAAGAATATTGATGGTGTGCTGTTTTCTAGCATTTATACGGGCGTTATAGGTTGTAACCATCCAACCGATTGTAGCCATGACTGACGCCATAATCACACATACTGTCGTCGCATTAAATGTAAGAGGGTCGACATAATTAAGCTCAAATAAAATCCACCACTGTATCAAATACAATATAATGAATAGCATAAATACACCCAACTCATCAAAAGTTGCTGATTTAGCAATACTCATAGCGCTCACTCCTTGCCGTGGCCTTCTAGACGCCACATTCCATAAAATTAGAGCAAAAAAAACCCCGCGTTAGCAGGGCTCTTTTTAATTGATGCGGTGATCTAGCCACCTGCACCTTCATTGAACTTACACATTAACTCTCTCCTGTTGATATCTGCCTGCCACTACCAAGCTTAATCACTTGAATATCAGCCAGATAATACATACAACCTGTAACGTCCATGCCCACTTATTACTTTAATACTTATTTCACCTACTACTTTAGACTTTTTTAGCCTTGCCAGCAAATATAACTTCCCCTTACTTTTCAAATGGTTAGTATTTTTTGGGCCTAACCGCTTAACGGCAGATTATAAAAAAACTTTAGGGACTCAATAAGCACTATATAAAACAATAAGTTAGAGAGCGCACAAGAAGGCCTTGCCTTTTGTCTGATGATAAATGGTAGCGCCAGACAGGAAAAGTCCCTCAAAAGTAAACTTTAGTTAACGCAAGAGCCATTAGGCCACCTCCAGCGAGCTTTCTCGCCACCACTCTTTAACTGCTCGGCCATCTGCAGCCTGATACTCAAGCCAATACTGATTTTCATCGTCTTTGTATTCTGCCCGACCAATGATGCTGCCTTGCTCCCCGCTGATACTGATTTTCACGGGTTGGTCTAATTCAAATTCGAAGGCAGACCCTACTTTGATGGCTTCACCCGTAGGGCAAAAGTCTACGTAATAAGTATCACCTTGCTTAAACTTACCCACTAACTCGGGGTTGGTGATTAGCATGGTTACGTCTGCAGATGGCGTGAATGCGGCAAAGGTGTTGTCTTCATCCATGCCGTTTTCTGGGTACGCGTCAGACTTGCCGACGGCGGAAAAATGCAGGGTTTCGCTTGTGTCGCCTTGGTGTTTCTCAATAAGTGTTAAGTGCATTTTTGCTTTCATGTTTGGCATTACGGTATTCCTCTTGTGGTGGTGTTAAAAATCAATCGTCAAAATGCGCCCCAACAGTGCATCGATCGTTAGGGTGTGAGTCTCTTACGGGTATGGGGCCTTTACCGACGATGTAGGGCCCTGCTTGGGCTAGGCCTATACAGATAGGGCATGCGCCCCCGGCGGTGATCCATTCGTATTTTTCTATATCTTGGGCGGTGTATTGGGCTAGTTTGCCTTCTACTTGGGCTGCGCCGATTTCAGAGCGGGCTAGGCGTTCCCATTGATAGTTGTTTACGTCAAAGCGTTTACGCAGTTCGGCGGCAACTTGCTTGGGGTTTTGGCCGTTGTAGGTGCCCTCTTTAAGTACGCCGATAATCTGCTCATGGTAGGCGGCTATGGTGGTGTCTTTTACTTGGGCTAGGGCTGCATCGGTGAGTGCTTGGCGGTGAGTGGCACGTACGGCGTCAATCACTTTATCGGTGTCAAATTCGGCGGCGGCGTTGGCGATACCTCGTATCCAGGCGCGGTACATGCTGGAGGCCAAGGCGGCATCCTGCCCGCCTACGCTTTTGATAAACTCGCCTTCTAGATCTAGCAGGGGTTGCAGCATGGTGGCGGCGTCAAAGATAAAAACAGGGGCTGCTTTGGCGGCTTTGCCTTCGTTGAGTTTGAGTGTGTCAATTAAGTCATCTGCGAGCTTTGCCCAAGCGCTTAGTAGGCCGCTAGAGGCGGTGGCTTCTAACCTCATGAGGTTTGTTTCATCTTCAACGTAAGTTTCTGTTTTTTCTCCCGTTATGCCGTGGTCACAGGTCTTTTTTTTTGTGAATGGGTCGGTGGGGAAAATGATGTTTCCTGCCGCGCTCACTTTGGCTTTGCTTTTGTCGGGGTCGTCGTTGGTGGGTGTGTTGCCACCGATGGTGATGGCCCCGCTTTCCATGAGTTTGGTTTGTGCGATCAGGAAGCCTGCTTGTGCTTGCTCTAGCTCGTTTTTGAGGTTGGGTAGCTCTTGGGTTAGCTGCCAGTCATTCGGGTTCCAGGTGTGGCCACGGGCGCGCATGCCGATCTCCATAATGTTGCGCAGTTGTGGGTGCCTGTCTTGGTAGCGGGTTTTGGCGGCTTGGATCATGGCATCAACTTGTTTGTCGGCCAGGCGTTCAGCGGTGCCCCAAACAAAGCCCAGCATCCAGGGGGCTACGTCGAACTTTGAGACGATTTGCTCGAGTACAAAACGGGCTGGGGCTTCAATTTCTAGTGTTTGGCCATCAGCCCCGATGACTTTGAGTTCTAGCTCGTCGTCTTTACCAATAGCGTTAACGAAGTCGAAGGCTTTGCCTTCTCGCTTGGCTTGTAGGGCTTTTTCGAGGTTGGTAGCGAGGGCGTCTTTTCGTTTGGTGAGTTCGGCCTGGTCGCCTGCTACTTTTCTGTTGCCAGTTTTGTAGGTGAGTGAGTAGCTTGGATCACCGAAGCGGTCCCAATTGAGTTGGGTGCTGTTGATCATGGTGGCCAGGGTTTTGGATACGAATTCAAGTGAGCGTATTTTGCTAACGCCGTAGGGGCTATTGCCTTCGTTGCCGATGCTGGAAATATCAAAAAAGCCGGCTTTTAGTTTTTTATAGCCGTTTTCTTTTAGGATCCCGACGATATCGGTTTTTTGCCAGCTGTTGCGCAATAGGCGCTCGATTTGTTCGGTGCCGTCTTTACGGATATTACGCTCTGGTTGCGGTGGTCGGTACCAGGTTTCTAGCTTATTGCCGTTACGGCGAAAGTAGATGCCTTTTGCGTCGGCCACCCATAGGCGGGCTATGTCGCGCCCACCGGGGGCCATTTCTATTTCACCCAGGGCGGTGCCTTGTTCGTAAAGCTCGTTACCTTGTAGAGCGTAATAAGATTGGAGGCCGTGCTTGTGATCGTTAACGGGCATGCCTAGCAAGATGTCGTCTAGCTGGCGCTGCATGGCATCAGTTTCGGCTTCGATCCGTAGCACGCCGTCAAGCATGACGCATTTGCCTATTGCTGAATCAATCACGGGCACGGCTTCGCGGATCACTTCATACAAACGCGGGGCAACGCTTCGGGGTACGAAGTCGGCAAAGGCGTCGGTGTAGATGCCTTGGCCGGTGGATGGGCGATTGATTGCGCCTGATTTTATATCTGAGCGGCTGAATAGCTTCCAGTTTGATGGATTAAGCTGGGCGAGTTTCATGGTTATGCGACCCTTTCTCTTGCGCTGGATGAGAAGGCGTCAAGACTGCCGACTTCTTCGTTGAATACTTTGCGGAGCATGGCGACGCGCTCGGCATCAATGGTGTGGTCATCTTTCTTGGAGAAGATGCGGTGTTTTGCACCTTCTTTGGCGGTGTGATTTTGGTAGTGGCCAATCACTTCGTTGTCGTACGGCATGGCGCGGCCACCACGTTGCATGCGCTTGGTGATTAGCTCAGTGGCCCAGGCTTTGGCGGGCATGGTGACGGGCTTGCCGTCTTCTTCGAGGATGTTGCCTTTTTCGTCGATACATTCGACGGATGAGGCGAATTGAAAGCCGGTTAGGCGTTCTTCGTAGTTGCCATCATCAAATATTTCGAGGTTGGTTAAATCTTGCACCACGGCAGTGCCTGCGTTGCCAAAATCAACCCCCCAATTGGCTTGAAAGCCGAACAGTTCATCAAGGCAGTAAATGACTTCGCACTGTAAATCGTACTCTAGGCCTTTGGCGTGAATGCGCACCAAATCGCGCCATTCTGTGCCGACTTCTTGGAATAGGCGTATTTCTGTTGGGTCGTTTGAGAAACCTAAATCAGCCCCTCCCCAAAGCACCGCATGGGTGACGGGTTCTAGCAGCTCGCGCAGCATTTGGCGCACGTTGTTGCGGCGTTGGGTTGAGTCTTTGGTTTTGTAGTCACTTAGGGCGTCTGTGCGGTCTTCTAGGCACTTTGATTCGTGTGTTTTTTGGGGTTTGTCGTTGCTTTCGGTGATGATGAGTTCGATTGATCGGCATTCGATATTGAGTTCATCACGATCGGCATCGGCGCGTAGGCGAATAACGCGGTATTCAGGCACGTGGTGTATGTTGCGTTCGAGCAAGTTCCAGGGCCAAACGGGGTTTTCTTGCTGGCCGTGTAGGCCCATGACGTTACGTTGATAGCCTGGGGAGTCTTTGCCGCCAAATAGAAGCTTGAATTCGTCGTCACGCGCTTCAGACCAAAACGGATGCGGCATGATGGTTTTTGGCCAATGGAATTTACGCCACCCTGGTGATGTATTGGGTAGATTTTCGATAGCTTGCTGGGTGTATTTGTAAAATTCGGTGGTGTTGTCGCCATCAGGCACGGAGTAAACGCGCTTAAAGCAATTAGGTTTAAGGGATCGCCAGAACTCAGACCAACAGACCGGATTTTTTATTTTTGCCGCTTCGTCAAAAAAGCCGCCTGCGTTGACGTGTACACCGCGAAAGGCTTCGCCATCATGCCCCGCTGGGCGAAAGTAGATAAGGCCTAGCTGGTTGTTTGAGCAGGTTGGGCCTTTGAATCGCATCATGTAGTGCGGGTGTTTTTTAGGCTTGCGCCAAAACTGGTTGATGATGGGTTTTTGGCCGTCTGCGCCTTCGCTTTCACCGACGTGAGCCTCTATGCCCATGATGATTTCATCAAGGTGGGTTTGTTGCGGGGCCCCCACTAGCACGGATGGGTTTTTGATGGTGTAGCCAAAACCGGTGCACATACCCCAGAGGAGTAAGGCGGTGATTTCTCGCGTTTTGCCGACTTCGGCCCCGTCTTGGTGAACTACGTCTTGATTCCATGAGCGGGCTGAGACTTCTTGGTAATCCCAAAATTTGTAGGGCTCGCCGGTATCAGGCTCGGTCATGAAGGCTTTGCACCACAACACCGGATCGGTGCAGATGTAGTACAACTGAGCTTCTTCAAGTGAAACACCGTATTCGCCCCGGCTAAGTGGTTGCCAGGCCATGCCTTGGGTGCCAAGCCAGGCGTCGAAGCGGTCCATGTCGACCACCATGCGCTCTTGCATCTGGCGATATTCTGGTGATTTGGCGATATCAGGCTTTGTCATTCTGTGTCGCCGTCAATTATTTTGGTGGCTGGGCTTATTCTTTTGGCCATGCCGCTGCCAAAGCGCTCACCTAGATTTTGCATTAAGTCGCCAATGGGGTCGGTGCTGCCCTCTTCGTCTTTGATGTTGGCCACGCTCTTTGGTGTGGTCATGAGTTCAGAGAAGTTAATACCTAGGCTGTCTAGCAGTTTGATGTATTGGGCCATGATGGGGTTGGCGACGTAGCGCGAGCCAATGCTGGTGCCATCTTTGCCGAATAGTTCTTGCTCGATAAGTGCGCCGTGATCGGCGATTTCTTCTTTGATTTGGTTAAGTACTTCTACGGCTCCGGCTAGCTGTGAGGCTAACAGCCCGTGTGTGTGGCCGATGTCGCCCGTGGTCATGGCTTCCATGAGAGCATCGAAGGCTTCGAGGTAAACGGTTTTGTCGAGACAATCACCGCCCGGTTTTGTTTTGCCTTCTACTACCAGGCTACATGGGTGATGTCGGCAGCTGGATTTACAGGGCCTCGCCATCATGCCCATACCCAGATCTTGCCAGGTTAGGTTGGCTTTGGAGTACAGGCCGTGCTTCCAGTTGTTGCGCGATGAGGCGGCTTTGCCTTCTTCGGTAATGGGGCCAGTGGAAAGCTGAGCCGCCGCCCGCCGCTGCGCCAGCGCTTTATCACTCATGGTGTATTTGCGCTTTTGCGGTGGGGGCTTTGGGCTGTTGGTTGGCTCGGGCATTACCCGAATGTGGTGCAATACGTTGGGCGCGTCGTCCGTTACGCGCTTTGGTGGGTTAAATTTTTAAGAATTCAGGCCGTCAAGCGTAAACCTAGCGCTAACTCATCCCAAGAAAGCCAGGCTTCTTGGGCTTTTTTGCGCAGCTGAGCTGGATTTATGATCACGCCAGGCGCTAGCTCAATGATTTGCAATAGGTCGTCACAACTCACACGACCTTTGTGTAATGGTTTTCCAAGGTCTGCTTCTCCCGTTTTTAGGCGCTGCAAGGCAGCAGCTAATGCTTGAGTGA